GCATTAGACGCAAACACCACAGCCTCCAACAACACTGCTGTTGGTTATGCGGCACTCACTGCAAACACCACAGGTACAAACAACGTAGCACTGGGTTATGAAGCTGGTGATGCTTTAACAACAACATCCAACAATACAATGCTCGGTGCTTTTTCAGGTGGCTCTGCTACTGGAAATCAAAACACATTTATTGGTGGTAGCTCTGGATTTAATATAACTAGTGGCGAAAAAAACACCATCATCGGCCGCTACAACGGCAACCAAGACGGCCTAGACATCCGCACATCTGACAACAACATCGTGCTGTCGGATGGGGATGGGAATCCGCAGGTGTATGTTAGAGGTTCAGACGGAAAAACTTGTTGGGGAGATGTCTCTCTTGGTGACGATTATTCAGGGCCGAGTAACGCTCTGAAAATAACCTTTGGTCATGCTTTTGGGGATAACCATATAAAGACAACGTGTGGCGCGTACACAAGCAACTACTCCCATTTGGTTTTTATTAATGGGTTTGGAACAGTAGGCTCAATTATAACAAGTGGCTCATCTACATCTTACAGCACTTCATCCGATTATCGTTTGAAGGAAAATGTAGTTGAGTTAACAGGCGCAATCGACAGAGTTAAACAACTCAAGCCATCTCAATTTAATTTTATTGTTGATCCTGATAAAACTGTCGATGGTTTCTTGGCGCATGAAGCGGCAGAGGTTGTACCTGAGTCGGTATCAGGCACTAAAGATGAAGTCGATGAAGAAGGAAATCCAGTCTATCAAGGCATTGACCAATCCAAACTTGTACCGCTTTTGACTGCGGCATTGAAAGAAGCCATCACAGAAATTGAGACATTGAAAGAACGTGTCACCGCACTGGAGAATCAATAATGGACAATCTAACACCAGAACAAATCGCACAGCACTACTCAGCGGCGATGGACTCAGTGAATCTTCTCAATGCAGGACGGAGGCATCACTTTGACTAGGGCACGAGACATAGCGAACTTTGGTGATGGGATCGCCACTGCGGACATTGATGACGGTGCAGTGACTGCGGCGAAGATTAACTCTGCTGTCGGGCTTGGGATTACTGAAGCGGATCAGTACCGTATGACAAACATTGCTCAGATTACAGGGAATTTCGTAATCAATGACACGAACGGCGTGTGGGAAAGAAATGATACAAGTTCCGATAAAATCGGCACTGGTATGACAGAATCAGACGGTGTTTTTACTTTTCCGTCTACTGGTATCTGGTTAATCATGTTTACTGCTTATATGACAGATCACAGACAGAACAGTAACCGACAATACTCCATGTTTTTTCAGTTAAGCACCGATGGCGGGTCTAACTATAATGACAGGGCACAGGCGGCTTTTAACCAGAATGATTTTGAGAGTGCCGCACAAGCTGATTCTGCATATCAACAGGTTTTCCTAGATGTTACTAGCACAACCGACTTTAGAGTCCGGTTTGCATTAGGCACAGCAGGTGGTGGTGATTTGGGGCAAGTCCTTACCCAGTGGGGTGGAAACACTTCCCAAAATTTAACGACTTGTTCGTTTATTAAATTGGGGGATACCTGATGATTGATTTATGGACAGAGGCAGTGTACCGAACAACCAACTTGCAGTTCTCTGTAAAAGGTATACCGCAATCCCTTGAAGAATTAAAAACTGCCTTGTGGGTTAAAGTAGACGGTGAGCCTACTCAAGACGAGTCTAAGTTTGATTTTACGTTCGCTCAGATAGAAGCGAAAAAACAAGAGCTAGAAACACTTGTACCACTTGAGCAATTACGCAGATTAAGGGACAAAAAACTATCAGCAACAGACTGGTGGGCATCATCTGCGAGCCTAGACGATGTGGTCTGGCCGGAGGAGCCAGTATGACGATTAGCAAAATTGATCCAGCAGGCTTGGACGTAGGCCAGATCGGTGGCCGCAGGAACATTGCGTATAACGGAGCCATGAACGTCTGGCAACGAGGCACGTCTGCGGATACAGCAACATCCGGTGACTATATGTGTGACAGGTGGGTTGTGATTCATAACACTTTAGACGGCAACGTAGACTGGGATCAAGAAACGTCATCTACTCCAGACGGGTTTGGTTATGCTCTCAAGATTTCTACCGATGCCTCCGAAACGTCGTTGGATGCGGCAGACTTCTTAGCAATTCGTCAGAAAATTGAAGGTCAAGATTTACAACAGTTGCAAAAAGGAACATCTGGCGCTAAATCACTCACATTATCTTTCTGGGTTAAATCATCAGTTGCATCAACGTATACAGTTGATTTATTTGACACAGATAACGATAGAACTATCAGCAAAAGTTATGCGATTAACACCGCAGACACATGGGAATTTAAGACAGTTACCTTTGCAGGTGATACGACCGGGGCACTGACCAACGACAACGGTGTAAGCCTTGAATTTACTTTTTGGATCGACGCAGGGTCAAACCTTACAAGCGGTAGAGTTCTACATCACAGGCGTCCAACTAGAAGTCGGCACAGTCGCTACCCCGTTTGAGCATCGCAGTTACGGTGAAGAACTGGCGTTGTGTCAGAGGTATCTGGAGATCCTTAGTGGAGCCGATTCAACTTATGAATATTTTATGAACGGAACTTGGAACGGCTCCGACGAAGCGTATGGGATGTTTACCTATCAGGTAGAAAAGAGAGCAACCCCTACTATTAGTACATCTTCCGCATCGGATTTTAATGTAGTTGCTGAAAGTGTTGCTTGGAGGACTGCAACTTCTATTAGTTTTTCAAACTCAAGTCCAAGAAGTACACAATGTAATATTGTTGTCGCGTCGGGCGGAGATTCAAGGGGCTTTGGAGCAAGGATTAGGATCAATCAATCCTCCGGTTACGTTCATATAGATGCGGAGTTATGACAATGGATAAAATGAATATAACATCAGCAAGGTACATGGTTGATGTATACACAAACGCTAATTCAGGCATCACCGCCACCATCGACGACATCACCATGTCAGTCCCACTAGACCCTGCCAACCGCCACTACGCAGAAATCTTGCGTCAGGTTGAGGCGGGTGAGCTAACGATTCAGGATGCGGATTAAGCAATGCCTTTATCCAAGCTCGTTTTCAAACCCGGAATCAACCGCGAGGGTACGAACTACTCGAACGAAGGCGGCTGGCACGACGGTGACAAAATCCGGTTCCGCTCGGGCTATGTGGAAAAGATGGGCGGATGGACCAAGGTCAATGAAACGGCGTTCGAGGGCACTGCACGGAAGACTCTCGACTTTGTAACGCTGTCTTCTGAATCACTACTGTTTATCGGCACCAACAAAAAGGCATACATCGGCGAGTCCGGTGTCTTGTACGACATCACCCCGATCCGACGCACGGTGACTCTGGGCACAGATCCCATTGAGACAACCGGCGGCGCAGGATCTGGTATCGTCACCATCACTGATACAGGCCACGGTGCGAGTATCGGCGACTTTGTCACCATCTCCGGTGCCACAGCATTTGACGGACTGACAACTGGCGAACTCAACCAAGAGTTTGAGGTCGTTTCTGTCCCAAATGCCAACACATACACTGTGGATACCGGCGGATCTGCGGCATCAGGTGCTGTCTCTGGTGGCGGATCTTCAGTCGATGCAGAGTACCAAATCAGTATCGGCCTTGATTCAACTGTACTTGGCCCCGGCTGGGGTGCGGGAACCTGGGGCCGGTTTACATGGGGATCCGGCGCTGGATCATTGGCCGGTCAAACACTCCGTTTATGGTTCGCCGACAACTTCGGCGAAGACTTAATCTTTAACCTTGCTGATGGCACCATTTACTACTGGGACGCATCGGCAGGGCTTGTCGGCAACCGTGCGGTTGCCTTGACATCATTGTCTGGCGCGTCTGATGTGCCGACTGTTGCGCGTAAGGTTTTGATTTCTGACACCGACCGTCACGTTGTGTGTTTTGGTGCGAACACCATTGGCAGCGCGGACCAAGATCCGTTGCTCATCCGTTGGTCGAGCCAAGAATCAGTGACCGACTGGACACCAACTGCAACCAACACCTCCGGAGACATCCGCCTTTCGCAGGGCTCTGAGATTGTAACGGCTGTACGAACATCACGTCAGTTCTTGATCTGGACTGACAGTTCATTGCACTCACTGCAGTTTATCGGCCCTCCGTTCACCTTTGGTACCGCCTTATTGGGTGACAACGTGCGGATTGCAGGACCGAATGCGGTTGTGTCTGTCAATGACTTGGTCTTCTGGATGGGTCAGGACAGCTTCTATCTGTACGATGGCCGGATCCAACCGATTCCGTGCTCTGTGCGCGACTACATTTTCTCCGACATCAACCGCAACCAGTCGTTTAAGATTTATGCAGGATCACTGGCGTCGCAGAATGAGATCTGGTGGTTCTACCCATCTTCAGGCTCAGACGAAAACGACCGGTATGTCATCTACAACTACGGCGAGAAGGTGTGGTACTACGGCGTTTTGGGGCGGACAACGTGGAATGACCGTGGCACAGGTCAGCGGTCCTTCCCGCAAGCCACTGGATCGGATGGATATATCTACGACCACGAGAATGGTTTGGATGACGGCTCCGTTGATCCGGCGGTCGCGATTGACGCATACATCACCTCGTCTGATTTTGACATTGGCGATGGTGACCAGTTTATGTTGTTACGTCGGATCCTGCCTGACTTGTCGTTTAGAAGCTCCACGGCCGCGAACCCACAAGTAGACTTCACGGTCATTGCAAAGAACTTCAGCGGTCAGACATTTGAGGAAGAAGACACGGGCACCGTGGTCCGACAAACAATATCCGGTGGTGTGCATGACTACACCGACCAACTGTTCTTGCGTGCTCGTGGCCGGACCATGGCACTGAAAGTTGAGTCCAACACCACGGGTGTAAAGTGGCGGTTGGGTAAACCGCGGATGGATGCGCGTCCGGATGGTAGACGATGACTCGGAAGGTTATCCGAACCA